AACCGGATTAACCGCTACGCTCGATTCTGAAAACTTTGGAGTGAGCCTTGGGACAACAGATAGCTTTGCTGTAAAGAATACATCTGGTTCCGCGCAACTTTTCAAAATCTACGGATCGGCAGATATTGATGCAGGAAACAATACGATTCTTGGAATTAAATTGGCACTTAATGGAACTCCGATTGACAATACAGAGTGCAATGCGTCAACGGGACAAGGCACTACTTTTGCAAAACTTGTTACAAATTGGATGATAGAATTGCAACCGAATGATGAGGTTGCCTTGTTCGTTACAAACAAAACTACCGCTGGAAATGTTACCTTGTTGCGCGGCAGGTTGGTTGCATCAACTGTTGGACGGCAAGGAGAAGAGGGTGCTACAGGTGCAACTGGCTCAACTCCTGCAAACATTATTTTATCTGATACGACTGGACTTACAGGAGCAACTCAACTTGCAAATATAGTGCAAATTACACAAGCTGGGTATAACGCTACAACACCATTGTCTAACACACTTTACATTATCGTAGGATGATTTTAACCGATTCCAGTGCAGCAAATGTTGGGGCAACTGCTGTAACAGCAATTGCATCTGCGACAGGTGCATTTCGTCAGTTCATGTGCTATGCCGACACAACCATTTCCTTGGTTATTTCTGGCACAATCGGTCTTATTAAAAACGGAGCAGGAATTCTGACTCTCACTGAAAACAACACCTATTCTGGTGGCACAATGATCAATGATGGTTATGTTGTTGCAGAAAACCAAAACGCTCTTGGGACAGGACAGGTCACATTGAATTCAACTAATGCAGGATTGATACTGTCGAACGGAACATACATAAACAATTTATTAGTAACGGACAATCTTAATTCAAAATTTTTAGGTGTATTTTTTGATGGGATTAACACTTATGCCCCAATTTGGTCTGGCACTATTCTCATCAATGAAACTTCTGCTTTAGGATTTATAATTTCGTCAGCTTCAGGAGACTCTATAACAATTTCTGGAAATATAAGTGGCGCAGGAAGTATAACCAAACAAAACCCCGGATTCCTTTTTTTAAGTGGTAATAACAGTTTTACAGGAGGAATCACTATTAGTTCAAACGGGGGAATTGTTGTTGTAAATAATAACAACGCTTTAGGGACAGGAAGTGCAACATTGGCAGGGTCAAATGCAAAAATTTATATTGGCAATGGAGTTACAATTTCAAATACAATAATTGTTTCTGATACTGGAGGTCAAAAAACCATACTGGTTGAAACAGGAGAGTCTGCTGTTATTTCTAATGTTACTAACAATGAGACAGGTTTTGGAAATTTTAGATTTGATACCGAGAGCGCAGCATTATTAAATGTTGCAGGAGTTATCAGCGGAGTTGGATCAATTACAAAAATAGGAACAGGACTTTTGACTCTCTCTGGCACTTGCAACTACACGGGGCAAACGCAAATCAACTCTGGAACGCTTGAAGTTACAGGAGCATCAACGCTCAACGGAGTTATTAGCGGATCAGGAACATTAAGAAAAACTGGAACGGCAGTTTTAACAATAGGTGGGAACAATACTTACTCTGGAGGAACATCGTATGTTGCCGCAGGAACAAGTGCTTATATATTATGCACATCAAGCAATGCTTTTGGAACGGGACTTCTTACTGTGTCCAACGCTGTAGGACGCATCGACACAGGGAGTAATGTAACCCTACCTAATAATTTTCAATTAACTACTGCCCTGCAGATTCGCACTCTTGGAGCAAACACGATAACAGTTTCAGGTAATATTGCAGGAGGCGGAAGCTTGACTAAATCGGGCAACGGAACCCTTATTCTGTCTGGAACATTAACCTACACAGGGCAAACAATTATTACTGGACTCTTGCGAGCGTTCCAAACAACTGGAGCATCAACCGCGACCGCAACATTTAACTCGGCTGGCTCATTCATTGCTGTTTCGTTCAATGTTTCACCTCCGTCTGGTGTTACAACTTTCCGATTTTTCCAAGGCTCGACAGCAAGCACTTGGGGCGTAGGAACTTTGACAGGCGTCCCTGCTGGAACAACGGCGACCTATAATTCAACAAACTCAACCCTTTCAGTTACAGTCCCATGATCATTACTCCAAGTGCAAATGGCTGGTCATACGACGATTCTGTTGGAATGTGGAAATTGGCATATGAAGAGAAAACCATTATTTTCTACCAACAAACAAACCAATCAATTGCGACTCCTCAAACATTATTTGTAGGCACTGAACAAGAGTGCGAAGATCAGATTAAATTACTCGACCTTAAATACCCAGAACAAACAGAAGAAACAGAATAATGGACACGAACTCATTTAACGCAGGAGCCGCAGGGATGATAGCAACCGCAACAAGCATTGGGATTTCTATGCTTCCAGCAATAGAACAATGGCTCCGCATGGGTTCTCTTTGCATTGGTATTGTAGTTGGCATAGCATCACTTGCTGTTATCATCAGAAACTGGAACAAGAATAAAAACTAATATGCCTATCACATTTCCAACACCAACAACTATTGGGGAGCAATTTTCATCTGGCGGGAAAACATGGCAATGGAACGGATATGCGTGGGATTCCATAGCTAATGCCTCCGCTCTTGGAGCTACTGGGGCGACTGGAGTTGGGCAAATCGGAGCAACGGGAACAACAGGCGCAACTGGGCCTGCTGGAACAACAGCTCCACTTTACCAAGCAACATATTATAAAAGTGCAAATCAAAACTTAGTTAATCCAAATACCGATATTACATTTGACCAAGATGCCTCTTGGAACAACGACAATGGATTAATTACACATACGGCTGGATCAACAGATTTTGTAGTAGTTCAAGCTGGACTTTATCAACTTGAGTTTAATCTTTCTGTAAATGCAAACGGTGCAACTTGGAATACAAGCACGAATAAAACAGTTTCAATAGACATCATTCGCTCCCCTGGTGCGGAGCAAGTTGTCATTGGTCAAACTGCCGTTGCGGCATCAACTCAAAATTTTACTCAAAACGTTGTTTCTACCTTCAACCTTGAAGCTGGCGATATAATTAATCTTCGTCATTTTGGAAACTTTGCAACAGCAACTCCATTTGCTCAAGGAGTCCTAAATACCATTGACCTTAATACATGGTTTTCTTGGAGGCTTCTTGCTTCTGGAACTCAAGGTTTAACTGGAGCAAGCGGAGCTACAGGTGCAAGCGGAATTGGTTCTGTTGGAGCAACCGGAGCAACTGGGCCAAGTGCCAACCTCTCTAACTATGTTCTTAAGGCTGGCGACACGATGACTGGGAAGTTAAATCTTCCTGCATCCACAACAACGGAAGCTGGATTAAATATCGGTAACGGAGTTACTTCTACCACACCCCAGCAGGGTGACATATGGATGAGTGGAAATATCTTGCGATATTTTGGAGTAGCAGTAAGAGATGTTGCTGTCACAAATTCGACAAATGTGTTTCTCTCTGGTCAAAGTATCAATGGTTCTACATCTACCCCTGCACTTCGCATTACGCAAACAGGAGCGGGAGAGGCGTTACGAGTTGAAGATGAAACAACTCCAGACGCAACTGCTTTTGTTATTTCCAACACAGGCAGGGTTGGTATTGGAGTTACGCCAGATGCAAGTGTATCTTTGTCATTAGATTCGACGGGAGTTAAATTTAACGATGGAACAATTCAAACTACGGCAATGATAAACCCAAATCCAAGTGGAACATTTACATTAAAATCAATCGATGGAGTTATTACTTGGGTATCTGGATAATTTAAAATATGAAAACACTATTACTAAAAACACTATCATTTCTTACTGGAGCATCTAAATCTGTATTGGAATTTATTATTCCAATCTTAAAAGATAGCACTGCGAATATCTTAAAGGCACTGCTTCCAATTGCTGTTGAGGTTGTATCTTCCTTGGTAGACTCTTCTGCAAGTGGAGATGAAAAACGCAAAATTGCTGGAGAGAGAATCAAGCAGGCCGCGCTTAAAGAGGGTATGGATGCCTCTACAAGGGCAGTAAACCTTGCAATTGAACTGGCTCTTTCCCGTATCGGAAAATGAACGGAGACAAGCCATGGTGGCAGAGTAGGACGATCATTGGAATCGTTGTTATGCTGCTCGCTCAAGCTTTAAAGTGGTTCAATGTAGATATCATAAACGAAGAGCTTACGGACATTGTTACTATTGCTATGGAGACGGTAGGTGCAGGACTTGCTGTTTACGGGCGCGTGAAGGCTCGTAAGACGCTTCGCAGGACAAGACCAGGGGGATCATTCAATCCGAGTGCAGAAGTGCGTAAAGCAAAGCCTGCGAGAAATAAGATATTCGGTTTGCTTTTGGTAATGACTGCATGCTCGTATGGTCAGATGTATCCGTCTAATGTTTGGTATGAAAACCCTATCAAGTTTACCGAAATTGTAGATCAACGCTCATTCCTTGTTAGGCTTATTGATAGCCTTAAGTGCAGCGTTGTATTGTTCCCGCTAAAGGGAGAGATCAAGGGTTCTGCTGACTTTTAATTATGCTTAAAAAAATCGACATGGCTGGATTCATCTTGGATTCAGAAGCCCGTAGGGACAAGCAAGGAAACCTCAAGGTCTATGATCTACCTGCCGCTGATGGTGGTGGATCGTATGAGGTTGCCGGAATCAATGATCGCTATCATCCAGAAGCTGCGAGGAAGTTGAAGAACCTTATTCAAGAGGGTAAGCATTTTGAAGCAGAAGAATATGCAAAGGCATATCTAATGGACTACACAAATGTAGTTAGCAACTGGACTCGCAACCCTGCTGTTGAGGCATTCCTTCGTGACACAGCCTTTAATCGAGGGCCGAAAGGTGCATTGCGTATTTTGCAGATTGCTCTTGGAGTTCCGCACGATGGCAAGTGGGGGGCGATTACTGAATCGGCTATGGGTAAGTATACACCTTCTGAACTATTGGAGAGGCTACGCAAGGCAAGGGAGACATATGAGCTTCGTATAGCACCTCCGGTTGGAGCGAGAAAGCAGTTCTGGGCAGGTCTTCAAAACAGGTGGGACAATGCGCTAAAGTTTAGTAAGGGATTTATTGTTTAACAATTATGGAACAAAAAGATAGTCAGACCAAAGAGTTGGAAAAAGAAAACGCAAAACTTAAAGGAATTCTAAGGCAATGTCTCAAGGCAAGGCAGATTGCCCATGTAAAACAAATCATTAGAGAGGTATTTACAAATGAGTGATAAAAAAAGCTGGAAAGATAGGGCTATGGAAATGATAGGCGTTGAGAGCGAACCTCCAAGGCAACGCAAAACATTCTCTACTGAAAAGAAAACGCTTCAAGCATCTGGAGATGAAAACATTCCTAAAGAGGTTTTAAGTAGGTATGATGAGCTTTATAAATCTGGAGTTAAAAACATTTCACTTGAAGACTTGATTACTGATTACTACGGAGGATCAGAGAATCTTCAAGCGGAAATATCAAAGGCAAAGGAAACCAGGTCAACGCGAAATCCTAAATCATACGAGGATAAATCAATGGAGATGTATTATGATAGAATTGCTGAAAAAATTCCAGTTCGTTCAAGTAAAACATTAGCTCCTCATTATACTCCAGATGACAAAGAGGCCGTTGTATCAGACCCAGAATCATACATTAAGTTCCTCGCGCAAGTTGCAGAAAAGGGATTAAGCGGATCGAAAAAAGATCAAGAAGAGTTTAATAAATTTCTTGAAAAAAACAAATACACACGCAGCGACTATGCTGAAATGATGGGCAATCCATTAAGCCAATACATGGGAGCGGTTGAGCATGAGGTTGGGCATCACGCGACAGGGCCAAGAGAAGGTAATCTTGGAATGACATTTACACATATGTCAGATAAGGGCGAGCTTTCCAATCAACTTGGCAGAATCCAGCGAGAAGCATATCAGTTGTATGGAGAAAGATTTACACCTGATACCCTTGAAGATTTTATGGTTCAACAAGAAAATGTTCCAGAAAAAGAACGATTTAAGAATTTTTCTCCAGATACAAGGCGCGGGCTTCGTGAATTGTATGACGCATACAAAGGTGAGAATCCAATGCTTAAAGAGAATCAAAGAATTTGGCCTGCTGCAAAGGCAAGGATTCCAGAGTTTGTTAAAAATAAACAATCTGAAAAAAATAAAACCGTATGAGTGATGCAATCAAATCAGCGATGAAACGGCTTGGTGTGTCCGGTGTGAATAAACCAAAACGGACACCAGGTCATCCAACGAAAAGCCATGTTGTGCTTGCTAAAGAAGGGTCAAAAGTTAAGACAATTCGATTTGGACAACAGAATGTATCCGGTTCACCAAAGCGTGAAGGAGAATCTGAGGCTGATCGTAAGCGTAGGGCATCATTCAAAGCTCGGCATGCAAAGGGAATTGCAACAGGAAAGATGTCTGGAAGTTATTGGGCTTCGAGAACTAAATGGTGACAAACCAATAGTTTACGCAAGCGTATTAAAATTCTTTTTGACTTGTTCACATTTATTGTTAGTATCCCAACAACATGAAACACATCTTCATTAAAATTGATGGAGTGAAATGGAAGATTCTTTTTAAGAAACCAACGCCAAACGATTACATTGGAGTTGAAGAAGATGACATTGGCCTTTGTGTATCTGAAGACAAAAAGATATTTGTCACGCCAGACCCAGACATGGTTCTTGGCACTGCAATGCACGAAGTCCTTCATGCCGCATTCCCTCAACTAAACGAGGATGCTATTATTGTTGGAGAGAAAGCCCTTGTTGAACTTCTGGACAAATTCCCTAAAGAACTATTACAAAAATGAGCCTGCGTTATGAACAACTAAGTTCCCTTGTTAAAACACAGAAGTTCCTGCGTGATCTTTTGTATACAGACACTCGACCTAAAAAAGTATCTGAACTGAAAGAACGGGCATACAGATGCCTTCGTCACTTCCCTCATCTAAAGGAAAATGGAGAGCCAATGTGGAGTCAGGATGACTTCCCGTGTCCTAAAATTCAACTCACAGAAGAAAATGGCAACAATAAATAAACAATGGAAGAAATGGATGGCTGTTAGCTGTTCTCATGGAGATCACCTTGACCCAGAAGCCAGAGACGCTGTGCTTCGATTTAAGGAGCAGTTTCGCCCTAATACCACCATTCACCTTGGAGACTTTATTGACGCAGCAGCGGCCCGTTCTGGAGCAATGAATGACCCAAATGCAGCGGATCGTGCAGCGTCAGTAGCGGAAGACCTTTCTGCGGGTGTAGATTTTTTGCAGGAGCTTCGTCCAAATCATATTTTATACGGAAACCATGAGGATAGATTGTTCAGGCTTGCCAATTCGCCTAATGCGTTAGCGGCTCATGCTGCAACATTAGTTATTCAAGAGATCGAGAAGACTGCAAAGAACCTCAAAGCCAGAACATATCCATACGATATGCAGTCACATCCTATAATTGGAGGCACAAAGTTTATCCACGGTTTCATGTATAACGTAGCCAGTATTAGGGATCATGCGGAGACATTTGGAAATTGCGTCATGGGGCATGTGCATCGCACTGGCATAGAACAAGCAAGGACGCTAAATGGAGCTACAGGATATTCAGTTGGTATGCTGATGCGCTTTGGTGCTGACTATTCCAAAACAAAACGCCAAACGCTTGCTTGGACGCAAGGATTTGGTTACGGATTTTACACAGACACACAAATAACAGTAAATATATGCGAACGAAAAAGGGGAAACCCGTGGATGTTGCCGCTATAAACTCTGCTTGGCAGGGTTTGTTTGACCAAAACAAAACTAATTCTATTGAAGAGCTTAAAAAGGATGGGTGGATTTCCATCTATGAAGCCTCCAAGAAAATGAATAGAACAAGAGCAGCTACAAAAGCAGCCCTTGAAAAGATAGGGGCCGAATACCAACTGTTTCCAATTCTCGTTGGTGGAATTGCAAGAAGAACTGGGTTCTTTAGGCTTAAATGCTGAAGGGGGAGAGGATTTTAACCCCCTCCCCCACCATGAACACACAAGCCTGGACACACACACGCACCCAGCTATGTGTAATCTATTTTATTACTTCCCAATAGTCAACTGGATAATTAATTTCTATTTCTGTTTTTTCTTGATCGAAGGATTTGACTTTTTCTTGCTCGACTTGGAGGCGGATTGTCCATGGGTTGTCTTCAGGTAGGATTCCAGAGTGTCGCAAGCCATCGAGTAGATTCTTTGTGGACGCTGCGGCGTTGTCAGGATCAAGACATCGGACTCTGAACAGAGTGAAGCGGACTTCAATGCGTCCAACAGCAAGTCCCAAGCCAGCTTTTTTTCTTTGTACTGGACTGCCCAGTGCTGGCGCATGGTTTTGTTTAACGAAGGGGTTCTGTATAGTACTGTTAGTTTTAGTTGCATTGGCTTGTAAAAATGATTGTGAGGCGTTTGGGAATGCAAGTATTAGCTCTTT